TAAATCTGTAGTTGCTGTAGAGGGATCTCCAACAGTATCGAAGTCAGATAACTTTTGACTCTTGTCAAAACCTTCATCTACAATTGTAGGTTTATAGGTAGGATCAATAAACTGTCTAAGGTTATTTATTTCTATTTCTGCTTCTCTAGTTGCTCTTGCTCTTCTAGTCACAGGTATAGAAATCAAACCTTGAAGAGCAGCACCAAAAACAAAAGCACTACCAACATTTATAGCAGCCTCTTGTTTTGTAGCCAAAGGGTCAAAGGGATAACGAATTGCTTCTTGTCCTGCCACAATTGCACCAGTAGCAGTACCAGTTTTCAAAGCTTTGTAAGCTACACTGCCACCTTTTATAAAAGGAAGTGGTACATAATTTATAACATCGAAAAACTCTGCGCCCATTTGCATACCAGTAGAAGCTCTTCCATAAATATCTCTTCTAGAAATATTGTCTCTTAGATCTTTTTCTAAATGCTTTAAATGTTCCATACTAGTTGCTCTAGCAAGCTCTACAGAATACATTTTTAAATCATCAGAAACATTATCAACCGCACTAAAACCATCCTCTACTTCGGGACGCGAGCCAAATTTATTGTACTCCCTAATTCTGTCTATAAGGGGATCGTATCTCATACCAAGCATAGCGCCTACAGTTTCTAAGAACTCAGGACTTTCTTGTTCTTCTACTGGCCTGTCAGGTAAATACTCTACAACAGGGAATGTAGTTAATCCATTTTTCATTATGGTAAATCCCAACCATAAAACTTAAGTATAGGAAGCCGCCTTAGTACACTATCTTCTGGGATAAAAGGTTTTGCCCCCTCTTCCCTAGCTTTTCTTTCTTCTTCTCTAGCGGCTGCTTGAATAGATCTTAACAATTGATTGTGTTTATTTTTAGCAAAATCTTGTGTCATACTAGTATCAAACATAGGCCATGTAAGCTCAGAAGAACCAAATTCATCGATCTGCCTGTCATATATTAATGGTCTTATTTCATTGTTTTCATCTCTAAAGTAAGCATAAAACTGAGGGACATCACCACCATCAAACGGAACAAGAAATACTTCTTTTGTTTGGCCTGTTACAATAGTAGATTCTGTTTCTCTTGCTTTACCACTTCTAGTTGAAAGCACAGTTTTTTGTATATACGAAATATCTTGAGGTGGGCCTAAGCTAAACCCTCTTGGAAGTTCTTGATTAACGAGTTTAACAAACTCAGCTTTCTCTTCTTCATCTGGGAAAACTATGTCTAGTGACATTTTAGAAACACTCTCACCACGAACAAATGGACTGTTAGGATCTATAACATGTTCAGATGGTTTATAGTTTTCATCAAAATAATTAGTAAGCTCTTCTATTATTTCTTGAGATGTTTTACCCATTTCAGCGTACATTTCTGCTATAGGTGCAAGATCTGCTACAACTAACGTATCTGAAGATATTTCTTTTTCAACAAACTGAACAGGAGATAATTCACTAAATACTCTATCTCTATTTATTTTTGCAGAAGGAGAATTAGCTTGTTCTTTTATCTCTAATAGTATTTGATTAGCTGTTTTTTCATTTCCAAAGTATGCTTTTCTTCGAGCAACCTCTCTTAATAAAGCTGTATCTTTTCCAAAAATATCACCAAATCTATTTACAGTACCAGAAGGACTTCTGTCATTCATTAGAACATTAGCGTGCTTAAGTAATGTATCAGCATCTACTTCTGGCGCAGTACCGCTTAAAAAGTTTTTAAGACCAGATACCAAACTTTCTGGTAATGTTATTCTTGAAAGCTGATAAAACGAAGGTGTTGTAGAATTTGGGTCAGCAGCAGAAGAAATGTCCAAGTTATCTGACATTATCTTATCCATATCTTCTCTATGGCTTATTGTTTTGTTTGTATTCCCTGCTTGAATAGTTTCATTTCTAAGTTTTATAGCATCGTTTAATTTTTTCTTTTCTTTTTCACGATCTGTTTCAGCAGTTCTTATATCTGTTTCTCTTTTTTCAAGAGTTCTTATTATTTCCTTTTTACCTTCTGGAAATGATTGAACAATTTTATTTAAAGTTTCTGCTACTTCTTTATTAGCTTTACTTAAATTTATAACAGAAGGATCTTTGCTCTTACCATCACTTTGAATAAATAAACTAATTGCATTTAAATCTAGAGAGCTAGCATTTTGAGTATTGTTAATTATTCCTTCTGCTCCTGCTAACTTAATACTATTTTCAATATTATCTTTTTCAGAATCAGTAAGAATATTGCTAGATGTAGTTATAATTTTTTTGCTAAATTTATTAAACTCATCTTCAGTTAATGAATTAGATCGTGCTGCTTGAGCAATGCTATTGCTTTCAGCTTGCAATTGTTTTTTAGCAATATAATTATTTATATTTTCTTCAGCCTTATTTCTTATTTCGCTAAGAAAACTAGTAACAGTTTCTGTCTGGTTAGAATCATATAATTTGTAAGCTTTTATATTTCTAACTACATGTTTCTGAAAAGAAGTTAATTTTTCAAAACCATCGGCATCTGTTGATATTATTGCTAATCTAAGAGAATCTATATTACCATCTCTAGCAGCTATAGTAAGGTAATTTTTCAATTCTTCAGACTTAATGTCTGTAATTAAACTTGCATCTACAGGAACTTCAGCATCTATAAATCCTTGAAAAGTATTCTGTAATCTATCTAACGTATCTAGAGAATTACTTATTGCAACATTAAATTCTATTAAAGCATCAGAGTTTGACTCAGGCTTACCAAAATTATTATAGACAGTATCTAAGCTTCCAAAAGTACCAGAGGTATATTTGCCTATGTCAGTTTCAGTTAATAGCTTAAAAGTATTATAATCTACTTTTAAGTCTGCTTTTGCAGATTCAATTTTATCTTTTTGCGCCTCTAGCAATAATCTTCTTTGTTCAAGCTCAGAATCTTCTGCTTTGCGATAATCGCCAGAAAGACTTTCTGCAAAAGCCATAACATTTTCTAAATCTTCTGCGCTTAAATCTTCAGTGTATTTAAGTATACTACTTAAATCTTCTTTATATTCTTCATCTAAATATGTTGTAACCTTACCATCAGTTCTTATTGCTAATTCAAATTGAGTTCTCTGATAGTCATTCATCATAAACTTTGGGTAAAAACCTTCTAGCTTGCCAAACACATAAGCAATTTTTAGTTCCACGCCATGTCTGTCAGCAGTTCCTTCATTAACCAAGCTTGATGCTTCAGCATCTGCATTTTTCGCAACTCTCGCTTCTATAAATGCATCAAGTTTTGTAGCGTCCTGATTTGTTTTGCCAAACTCATAGGCTGTTACTTTGTCATCTTTATTAGATAAAAGTACATGCTCCCCAAGCTTTTGCCTTTGCCTACTAGCGTTTAACTTGCCTAAAGATAGCTCTGCTTTAGCTAGTTCTAGTGCGCCCTGTTGCTGCACATAATTTGTGTATATAGTTGCTTTACCATCTTGCTCTGTACTAAATGCCATATTTTTAAGGTATTCGTTGAGAGCACCTGTAACTTTTCCAACATTATCAGGATCATCTTGGTAACTTAAAATAAGTTCATTTGTTTTTCGCTGAATATCAAGAGATACTTCATTTTGATACCTATCTAATATTACTCTTTGATATGCCTCACCTGCTGCTCTACCTATAAACTTATCATCATTTAATTGATTTAATGCTTCTGGCTTACCAGTAAGAGGGTTAATATTAATAATAGATTTTGAGTCAGTCTCAAATGCTAACTGCTCTCCCTGCTTAACTGCTTGCACACCCATTTCTTTAACTGAGGCTTGAACAATTTGATTGGCAGCCCTAGCAATATTACTATACTTTTCTACTCCACCAGTATTTACAGATCTAATGCCAACAGGGCCAATCGATCCAGTACCTAATCTTTCTCTTATTACTGGCATTAGCCTACATCCTTATTGCTACTAAAAATATTACTAACAGAGGGAGGCATATTAATAGCAATGTCAGCTAAATTAGTTAAAAAATTAGCGTTAGACATAGACCTCATTCCTGCGGCTGCATTTTGACCATATGTATATGCAGTAGCAGCTTGTGCAGCATATTTCGCTTCTGTCAAACGAGATTGCCTTTCTATATTAGCCATATCTTCGCCAACAATTTGCCTATTCTTTTTTAAGTAAGCTGCTACTGACCTATCAGAAGAAGCTATCTTAGCACTAAAAAAAGCAGTGTTTTGTTTTTCTGCGTCTAATGCCTCAGACATTCTTCTGTTAGAAACATCTATAGCTTCAGCTTTAGCTAAAAATAATTCAGAAACATATTGCCTTGCCTCTAACTCACCTATTTTTTTTCTTTCTTCAGCAGCTTCTTTTTCAGAACTTCTTTGTTTGAAGGTGCCGTAAATACTTAAACCTGCTGCTATTAAAGGTAGTACCATTAGAAAGATACCTCCGCGACTAAACCATTAACTTGTATAAACATAGGTGCAGTTTGAGTTACCGTAATCTGAGGATCTTTGTTGTACCCCAGTAAGTAGAACTCCCTTTTACCTGTGACCGCTTGCCTTGGTAGACTAAAGTCATTGTTTACTTTTCTTATTATTAACTTCTTGTTGTTTACTGAAACAGAAAGAGTCTCAGATAAATCTAGTATTACTCTAGATAAACTTCTAGGTTGCCCTGTCTCTGGGCCAATAGCAGTATTAACATCTATTGGATTAGTCTTTAGCTCTACATCAAACCCAAACCCTACCTGACAGCTAGTGAGAGAAGCGTCTACAGCCGAAACGTCCACCTTGCCATTAGCTACTGTAAATTTACCTAAATAGTCTGTAGAGCTTATTACATCAACCTCTGCACCATTCTCAAAGAAATTAGATACAGTAAACACTCCTGCTGTTCCTGTATATGTATTCCCAAGATCTAAACTTACATTTTGATTTAACTCAGCAAATACAAAACTCTTTGTACCTGATCCAAGATTGGTCTTAATAACAGCAAAAACCCTATTACCAATAGCAGTAACAGAATGAAACGAACCGTTGGTTTCAAATCTTGTCCATCCTGCAACTCCTTCTATACGATTAAGATTATAGACGGCAATCTCACCAGTAAAGTTTTGAGCAAATACAAATGATTCGGCTGTGTTTACTGCTCCACTAATTACACACATCTGAACAGGGTCGCTTATTAAATGAGAAGAAAGCAATGAAATAGGATCAGCTTTATAAGCTTGCTCACTATCATCATAAACAAACTGACGTATCATCTTTCCGCCAATTTGTCCAAAAATTGTAGCACCATAGAAAGGTTGAGGCCTTACAAACGTAGCGCCAAAAGATGTCTGCCTTTTAACCCTAGCATTTGTTGGGGTAATAGGTTGGTTCTCGAATGTAGGAATAAAAAACTCAGAACCTGCGGTAAAGATGTGTATATCTCTATTAGATACAAAGTGGCGTATAGTGGCTACCTCACCAATACTCATTACAAGTTCTAGTGAATCATCGTCAGCAGCGTCACCAATATCAAAGTTATAAAATAATCCAGACTTACTTGCCCACACTGTATCGGGTTGAGATAATGTTCCACCGAACCACAATCTGTTTTCGTGAAACCCAACAGCGGCAGGGTAACCACGCAAGGAAGAGTAAGACTGCTCCATCCATTGTTGTGTTGCAGCGTGTGTTACTATCTGTAAAAACCCACCACCATCTTCTGATGTATTAGCAGAAGAACCTGCGGTAACGACATATCTATTTTCGTCTATAACACTTGCAATACTTCTAGTACCATTAATCTGTGCAGCATTTATACCACCAACAGCAGAAGCATTTCTTATTGTAATACTGTCACTTGCGGTCATTCCATGATTAATATGAGTAATTTCTAAATTACCAGAGCCGTCAGTTGTTCTAATAGAATTAGGATCAAGCTCTACATAAAGCTCATCGACAACTCTACCAGTAGCAGAAGTAGCGGATTGAACAGATGTAATATATATTTCAGCTTCATGGTATAACAATGTTACACCAACATGCTTAGAATCAGGATAATTACCACCAGACTGACTTCCTGTAGTATCAAAATAAGCAGCACTCGTTGTTAAAGTAATAGAGGTACCAGTTGTAGCAGAAGGATCTAACGTCATACCAGTTGCTTGAAAATGATAATATGGTTGATAAATCTTAGCACCACCTGCTTGTAAAACAAAATCAAACTGTTCTACTTGAAAACTATTCAAACCAGTTCTTACAATTTGTTGACACATAAATGTATTGTGGCAAAGAAATAAAACATCACCACCTTGGGCATAAGTCATTTCATGTAGGTACGCCTGATCCCATTGTAAACTATTTGAGTCCACATCTTGCGTAAGGGTTGTAACCAAACTTAATGCGCCAGTTGTCGGGTTAATAAAAAATATTTCACACTTCTGATGCGAGAAAGCTATTACATATTGCTCATCATCTGAGAATACAAAAGGTATTAATCTTACTTGCTGCCTTATAGATGTATCCTCAGTTACAGCAGTAAAATCATGCAGAGCTTGAAACCCACCACGTTTAGCCACGCCACCTTCTGTTCTTATAAAAAAGTTTTTAACACTTTGAGCAGATGAATTATAAATTGGAGAATCCGTCCTTGCTACCAAAGACGGACTAATTTCACCATACTGAAAGTTTGTTATAGGTATTCTAGCCTTTTGCATTTAGCTTCGCCTGTTAGTAATAAACCTTGATGTTACAACCTTACGAGTTGTTTGTTGCTGAGAATCTGTTGACCTAGCTTTAGCCATAAGAAACTCATACTGATTAGACATTAAGCTAGATAAAGAAGTATCTCTTATTAATGCAGTAGCAAATACAACAGCCATTGCATACTCTACACACACAGAAAAATAAGAAGGCCAATTAACCTCATCAGCTCTATAAGTAAAATCAGCTATAAGAACATCAGCAACGTCAGCATCACAAAAAACCTTATTGCCATAAACATTGTATTCAATTTGCAAATCTCTTACCGTAACAGCATGAAGAAATAAATAGTCAGGAAGTTGATAAGCAGAATCAAATCGACCAGTAGGTGATTCAGTTAACCTGTTTAATACAGCTTGATTTGTTGCAAACCTCCAACGTGTAGAAGTAAGGTTAGTTCTTGCAATATCTTCATACATGTTACCTGCAATCAAAGCTTCAGATGTATCATCATCAAAAGAAGTAATAGGCTCTGCACCAATTAAGATGAGAGCTCGGCTACATATATCAATTGCACTATTTGCAGGAGTACTTACCATTATAAACCTCTATGAAAAGAGGGGGGCTTTCGCCCCCACTCTATTAGTCACCATCGGTCTCTGCAACAGCAGTACCATCAGATACATCTACAACTGAACCAGTATTAGAAAGAACAGTACAGAAGTTAGTTGTTGGAACATTTGTGTCCCGAACCATAATCAAGTCACGAACAGAAAGCATATTAGCTGCACTGTTAAAATAACCTGATGTGTTCACAGTAGCAATCGCATCCGCAGATGTATACATCCACAAACTACCATTTGAGTCGCCACCGATACGAGCAAGACCACTTGCACTATAAGCCATTTTAGATCCTCCTCTTAGTTATTGTCTAGGACTTCGTAGATACCGTTATCATCGATAGCTACCGCGCCCATTGACATCATTGATGTTGCTAAGTGAGATACTTTCTCAGCAACATAGTTTACTTCAGTTTGAACATCAGAGTTCACACCAATACCTACAGCACTTGTATGGTAAGCAAAGTTTTTACCACCTGCTACAGCAGACGTTGAGAAGATCTTGAAGCCCAAGAACTCTTTCATTGTCATACCACCTGCAAAAGGTAAGTTTTGCGGACCAACAAAGTCTGATGATGCAAACTCATTGATTGCAAACAAATCAGCATAACCTGCAGGAGACATCGCAAGATAGCGTTGCCCGTCTTCTGGAACATCTGCCGTACCCATTGTCTCAAACAATGATAGAAGATCTGCTTTTTCTAGAGCAGAACTAGTATCGTGTATTTGAGTAGAGTTAGCACCTGCATCCATTGCAGTAATGATTAGCTCATCTGTTTTTCTACCAAGAGCAGCAGCAGCGGATTGTGCTACAGCTTGTCGCTCGTTGATATTTGTTTTCAACTCATCAAGCTTGTCGATAAATTCAGCAGCATAGAAGTCACTCATTGATACTTCTACGTTGGTGTGTACTAACTCCATAGGAGTTACATTACCATTGCGAGATTTTGTTGATGCTGTTCCAGTGCCTATTTTCTGGAATCTTGCAGTTGAACCTGACACATTTGTAGAGCGAATAGTATTCCGTAGCTTGGAACCCATACGCTGATACGCCATGTGAACTTCAGTTTCAAACTGCTTTATAAAGGCTTGGTCTATTGTATTAGCCATTTTTACAGTCCTAAATTGAGTTTCCGATTGCTACGAGTATCCACGCTCACATGTCAATTCGGGTATCCATTAGGGCCGATCAATGCACTATGGGTCGTAATGATTTATTATTAACATCATAATTCTCAAAATTGCAACGCACAAATTCAACAAACTTATTATCTGCGCTCATTTCTACAGGCTCAAAACCAAGCCAACATGCCCAATTTAGCATATGTTCGTTCTTAGAAAGTATAGTCATAGTAATAACAGGATGAACTTTATCAAACATATTCAACAAAGACTTAGACATCTTTGCTACCAACACAACATTGTGGTCGAGGTTATTTGCAAATATTGCGAACATGTGTGGCACTTCTTCAGAAAAATTTAAACCACTAACAAAAACTATATTATTATTACCGTTGCGACATATGTAAGCTTCTGACTCTTCGTACATTTCTTCTATAGATTCTTCAAAAGAATTGTAACCAAAGTCTTTTGTTTCAGCCTTATTCTTAGGATGAACAATATCTACAAATTCTTCTATATGATAATGTTTCATTGGGGTAAGATATGACTTACCCCTTTTAATTATTTTCTTTTCAGCCGTTATAAAGTTTTTGGAAACCATTGTTTACTTCTTGTATAAAGTCATTGTTTCTTCGAGCAGGATGCCAGTATCTTTCGTCCTGCATCATTTCCCTTAAGCCTTGTTCTGTAATCTTTCCAGATGGAGTAGCATCACTACCTATAGATGGAGACTGTAATTTTTCCATAACAAACTCAAGAGCCATTAGCCCTTCAGCAGTTTCTGTTAGCCTCTCAATAGATTCCATATGCTCTTCTGGAAAGAACTGCTTAGAAAATAATGCAGCAGCTTCTACTCTTGCATTTGCATTATCACCAAGTTTTTCCATTTCTTTTTCTGGATCTGGTATATCGTCCATGCCTACTTGCATAACTTTATCTATACCTTCTTCAAATTCAGCTTGACTAAATCCATAGGTAAATGCGTGATCTGCCCACCATTTCAAAACATCACTATCAATAGTGCTTTCTTCATCCAGATACTCAGGCAACTGATAGTCTCCTGCGGTTTCTGGCCTATCCTTAAAGCTTTCAGTTTCTATTTCTTTTAATACTTGGTTGCGAATATCTTCGTCTTTGTTTCCTAACTTAGACTCAAGCTCTTTGTATGCTTTAGCTAAGTCCTCACCCGATTTGTATTTTTCTGGCAACCATTCTGGTCGGTCATCTGTTTTAGTTTCCAGATCTTCTGCTACTACAAAATCTCTTTCTTCTTGAGGAGGTAGCTCTGTTGCTACTTTTGTTGCTACTTCTGCTTCTTGAACTTGTTCATTCATTATTCTTTACCTTATGTGATCTTTGGACATGACGTTCTATTAGGCCAACTAAATAACGCTGACCTTCTAAATGACGCAACTCATCAGTAGAAATATTAGGACCGCTAACCATTTCTATAGTAATACTACGCAAGTATTTAAGAATTTCTTGACCAGTGGGTTCGGAAAACAAAGAGCCAAAGTTAAGGCTTATTCTATCTTCTTCTGTTTTTTTTCTTGCTATTCCGTCTAAACCAATATGACTATTCTGCGGCAATAGGTGGCCCTGCTAATTGTTGCTGTTGCTGCATCTGTTGCATTTGCTGCATCATCGCAACTATCTCTTTACGCTCTTCCCTGTCACGAATCAACCCATCAGGTACACCAAATTTCTTAGCTAGATGAATAGCGGTCTCTTCTGAGTTAATAAGGATGTTTGTAGTATCAGGACCAAAGTAAGCATTTACTAACTCTAGGAATCTAGAAACAGAAGTAATATCCTGATTAGATTGTGCTTGGGCCAATGGAGAAACTGAACGTATCTTAACTTCTCGACCATTGACAGTAGGCATTTCAATACGCCCCTGCTTTTTAAGAATATAAATTACTCTTTGTAGTACAGGCTGCACTAACTCTGCTTGCAACCTACCAAATGCTGAACCTATTCTTCGTGACAAATCTGCCATACGCTCAGCTACTTCTGTAGCAGATGCAGGAGTTCTGTCTGGATTTCCTAGCATATCATTGTATAGTGCGCGTTTTATATTCAAGCGCATATCGCTTAGAACTATATCCGCAACATCAAATCTTCCTGCCGATTGTATTGGCTGCAATCCACCCGATTGAGGTGACTTTGGTATTATCGTGCCAGGGACTAAATTGATAGTATCTGGGTTGATGATGCCGTCATCATCCATCTGGTAAATGCCAGAGATAGCCATCTGTGCATTTTCTAATATTAATTGTATAGTAAGGTTAGTAGTCTTTATAGCAGATAAAGCATTAATCAATGGACCTCTGCCATACACTTCTCCTGCACATTTAGACCATCTAAAGCAAACGTATGGATTAGACCCTACACCTTTAAACTTTCTCTCAACTAAATATGTTTTAGTAGAAAGATCTATTGCGTAATATAAGTAAGCTTCTTCATTACGTTTACTGTAATCTTTACAAGCAACTTCTAGAATAGAACATTTGCCTTCTGGGTCTTGCTTTACTCTTTGTTGAACTTGATTGTCTAGTTTTGCATCTGGGTATAGTATTGTTATTTCAGAGTTCCTAATACCTTTTCTTTCTCTAAATACATGATCAATATTATCATCAGGTCCAGTATCTAGAACTACATGCGGTAAAGGTATTGCAGAAAACTTAACAGGATTTATTGCATCTCCTTCATCAACACAAAGAACGCCAGTACCTACCGCTAGATCCATAAAGGCTTCATGTACTTCCTGAGAGAAGTTTGAGTTCTGAAGTATCTCAAATACATACTCAGTAATTTCATCAAGGTCATTATCTACAAAATCCCTTTCTTCCTTAGGTATTTCTGATCCTGCCGTAAGATCAGCCCACCTAGCAAAGTTAGGGACTAATCCCGATTGGAGCCTCGAAGCAAATTCTTGAACGCCAACCACTGCCGTTTCGTCAAAGATTTTATCATCTCTGCGTTGACCTGCAGTTTCGTAATAGAAAGATTCACGCTGCGGTAGAGCGTACTCATAACATTCTTCAAAAAGGTCAACAAAATTTTGCCTATGTGCTTTAGCTTTTTCATATCGTTCTAACTTTTGTTTTGGATCTTGCATCATAAAAACCTGCTATAGTATCCGATTCCACCAGTAGAACCAGTAATTAAAGACCTGCGACCTGCACCTTTACGTCTACCTGTTCCTGCTTGTCGTGACTGTATATTTAATTCTTTTTCAGTACCAGACAAAACTCTTCTGCCAGAACCAACTTCTCTTGATCGTTCTAATCTACGCCTAAGTAAAGATTGTTTTGATCTAGCTCTTTTTATTCTTTGTCTCCTTAACTCAGCTTGAGCTAATCTTTCTTGCTCTGAAATAGCTTCTTCTGGGGGCGCTTGATAAATAGATGGAGCAGTTACCGCAGTTTCACCAACAAGACCACCAGTAACGGTTTGTATATCAGTTTTTGAAATAGGTTCTTTAGGAAAAACTATTTCTCCTTCAGGATCAGTTGTCGGCCCTTTAGGATCATTCGTTTGAGTTCCTAGAGTTGGGTCTACTGGGTCCAAAGGCAATTGAGGTGCCTGACCGTCAGGAGTTACTGGTACTGGTGTTGGATCTGTTACTACTTCTACAGTTTTTTGTGCATCTAAAGCAGCTTGCCTAGCAGCCTCTTGTTTAGCTTTCTTTTGTCTTTTTTTCTTATTAGCGACTTGTTGTTGACGTGCTTTGTTGGAGTCAAACTTTTCTTTTCCAGAAGTAGCTTTTTGTTCGTAAGGTCTTGGCGTTGGTTTAACTACTTCTTTTGATACAGTAGTTGCCTTACCAGACTTGCTAACCCTCTTTGCGGTTTTTGTTTTTGTTGTTTTAGCTTTTTTCGTACACATAGCAAACTCCTAGTTACCTATTGGTAAACACAATTCAAAACAAATTTCAACGCACAAAAGAACGGAAGCCCTGTCTGTTAGCCGCACTTTTAGGTCTTCTACTAAATATATCATAGTCTTTTTTAGCTTGAATAACATGTGCAGGTTTCTGATTTGACATCAAAGCTCGCCCCTCTCCTGCACCTAATAACAAATATTGTAACGCATCGTGTATGTGAGAGTACATATTCTTATCAGGTTTGTCTGCGTATCTCTCACCACTTACTTCCATACGCTTGTAAGCATAGCCACCCTCAAAACCCTTAATAAGTTGTTGGCATCTTCTGTCCATCAAAAACGCAGGTTTGCCTTCAACCATTTTGTTAAGTTGCTGCGCCACTGACTCCAAGCGGAGATCCACCGAATTGCTCGGGGCGGGAAAAGCACGTAGACCTGCACCTCTAAGTATGTGGAAAGGGGTAGATTCGTCCGTCTGCGCCCTAAAATCACCTGCTGGATCACCATATATATAGACATCGGAAGCTTCAGAAAACCTAGTAGCAATTTCATTCCGTAACACCTCTGCAAATCTAACAATACCCATATCAAAAGCAACAACCTCTGACTGTATCAACCATCTGTTTCTAACCTTCTGACCAATAACAGCAGCAGGAGTAAGCCCAAAGTCTATTCCTATATACAAAGGAAGCCCCGAAGCTACTGGTATTTCTTCTTTAGCAATATGTGTTTCACTAGCAAACATTGGATATACTGGCTTTCCGTCCTGTATCGTGCCCAGTTTATTCATAACATAGACATCAATCCAAGACTTTGTTTTACCTTGTACTAAGTTTTCATAATAATTACCAAGCATGTTCTTTTTATTCTCTGCGTAATTACTTGCTTTGTAATTCTCTACTTCACCATCTTCATTATATATTTCTTTCATGCCAGATGGTTGTGTGAAGAACTGCCAGTTGTCAGGCTTAACCAACATCTTAGCTTGCTCTCTAGGAATGTGATCGGGTACTGGAACTTCTCCAGACATAATAGGCCACCAATGATCTTCTTCTGGTGCGTTTGTATCTGCAATAACTCCTGTCCAACTTGGACCACCGTCACGCATAGAAGGAAATCGACCAACCCTCATCGTACAAGCATCAATAATACTCTTAGGTATCTCCCTTGCCTCGTTAATCCAGATGCCTGTTAGTTCGAGGGACAGTAGTTTTTTAACATCTTCTGGACGATCAAGAGCAAGGAAGATTACCTCAAGGTCTATGTCACCTTTCTTTATGTGATGTGTATAAGGCACAGACCAAGTAAACTTACCCCATTCATTCTCAGGAAACCAATCAAGCCAAGTCTTAATAGTAGTCGTTCTAAGCTGTGGGTTTGTATTTCTTATGATTGCCCAACGACTTTTTCTAACACCGTCGGGACTTTTCTCTTGAGCAAGCGATCTTCTAAATACTTCGATGCAGCAGCCGACAGACTTACCAGATCCTACTGGGCCTCTTATGCCACGAAAGAAAGTGTTGTCTTTCATAAACTTCTTTAAGACTTCACCATCAGGTTTGTATTTAAAGTTTATCAACGCAATCCCTTATCTACGCCAAACTTAATCATCTTCTCTACAATCTCTGGGCCAATGTTTTCTATTAACTTATC